CCATATCAGCAAAATGTAATGGATACACTGGCGCAACAAGCTGGTCGCAATTTAAGTGAAAATTTATTGCCACAGGTATCGGATCAGTTTATTAAAGCCGGTCAATTTGGTGGAAATCGCATGGGTGAATTTGGAGCGCGTGCGCTTCGTGATACTCAGCAAACATTACTCCAAGAACAAGGAAAATTAGCTAATCAAGGTTACACACAAGCATTGACTGCAAATCAAACAGACTTAGCACGTCAAGCAACGCTTGGGCAAACTGCTGGAAACTTAGCATCACAACAAGCACAAGCGTATCAAAATGTTGGTCAAACACAAGGTCAATTAACTGCGCAACAGCAACAAAATTTAGCGACCATTGCAAATCAACAAGCACAACAAGCAGGTCAGCAACAACAACTTGGATTGACAGCCGCTAAAGATGTTCAAGGCGCACAAGCTCAAGATGCAACCCGTCAAATGGGCGCATTAAATGATTACACTACAATACTTGGTAATCAACAAAAAATGCAAAATCTTGATACAGCAACGCTTGAAGCGGCTGGTCAAGCACAGCAAGCACAAAAACAAGCTGAACTGACCGCAGCGCAACAACAATGGCAAACTATGCAAGATTATCCTAAAAATCAACTTGATTGGATGAATGCACAAATTCGTGGTCTTCCTGCTAACACTATTCCAACCATTACAACGTCACAAACTAATGCGTCAGGTCAAACTTATGCTCCATCAGTATTGCAACAATTAGCAAGTGGCGCGGCACTCGTAAAAGGTTTAACTGGTTAATAAGGATACAAAATGTACGGTTATGAATTAGATGAGTTATTGAAACAATATGGCTTAAGCAATCCGACCAATACATATGGCGGCACGCCTATGCCAACTGGACCAATAACGATTGATAATGCAACGCAACAAGCTGCGCAACAAGCTGCGTATGACGCGGATCAAACCAAGTATCAAGAATACTTAAAGGAATACAATAATCGTTTGCAAAATACAAACATGTATTCTGCGCCACAATTTCAATCGCCTGCTACTCAATCTGATTTATACAAAAAACAACTTGGCAATAGTGTTATTCCACAGTTTGGTACACCTGCTTACGAAAATTACACTAAAAATGTAAATGAAACATTAAAAAATAATCCAACAACAACGCAACCAGAATTAGTAGCGTTAATGGATAAGTACAATCAGAACCGTTATGACTTAGTTAATGCAACTGGTTCGTGGTGGGGTGATGTTTTAGGTAATCCTAATTATCAGAATTATAAAGCACCAGAAACAAAACCTGTTGTTAAAGATACCGTAACGGGCGGTGCAATTTCTGATACAACAGTCATTCCTCCGATTGTAATACCTGTAGACACCATAACTGGTGGTACAGGAAATGACACCATAACTGGTGGTACAGGAACTGGTACTGGAACTCCAACTGGTACACCAGACAATACACCTACAGGAACACCTACAGGAACACCAACTGGTACTGGAACTGGCACTATTACAGGTGCAAGTGGAAATGATACGGTAACTGGAGGAACTGGAAATGACACCATAACTGGTGGTACAGGTACAAGTACCGGTACTGTTACGGGAGGATATGGTAACGACACCATAACTGGTGGTACAGGGACCGCTATAGGTACCATAACAGGTGGAACTGGTAACGATACAATAACAGGTAGCACTGGTACAGGAACATCTGGAATCGAAACAGTCACTGGTGGCACTGGTAATGATACGGTAACAGGTGGTACAGGTACTGGTACAAGTACGATAACAGGTGGAAGTGGAAATGACACATCTACTGTAACAGGTGGTACTGGCGTAGATACAACTGTACCTACCGTTCCTACTGATGACTTTGGAAATCCTTACACTAATTTACCTGTTGATCCTAATACAAAACCTTTAAATCCATTTGATACAAGTGATGCTAATGGTACGACAGTAGAAACACCTGTTGTACCTAAAACACCAATTGATGGATCTGGAATTACACTAACAACGGTGGATAATACTGGTAAGCCAACGCTTGATCCTGGTGCTACGGTAACGGATGTTATTTCACCTGTTGTGCCTAAAGTACCAAATGACGTTATGGGACCTGTCAGTAATAATCCTAATCAAGCACCGCAAACAGTAACATTAAATGATTTAGTGTCTGGAAATCCATCTACTTCACCAGCAACAGGACCATATTCGCCATCACAACAGAAAGTTATTGATGATGCAAATCAAGAGATTGCCAATGTTAAATCACAAGCAGACGCAGTTGCTAAAGCCGAAAAAGAGGCACAAGATCAAGCTGATGCTAAAGCGCAAGCTGAAGAATGGGAAAAAAACACAAATAAGGCACGGGAAGAAACAGCCAAATGGGAACAACAACTAAAAGCAAACGAACTGGCTAAAGCAAACGCTGATGCCGAATCAAAAAATCAAACTACTAGTGATTTAGCCAGTAAATATAATGTAGGACCTGTTAGTAATAATCCTAGTCAAGCACCACAAACGGTAACATTAGATAATTTAGCATCTGCGTACAATATTAATCCATCTAATAGCGTACAAATGGGACCATACACGCCTGAGCAACAAAAAGTTATTGATGCTAAAGCACAGGCTGATGCACAGGCAAAAGCAGACGCACAGGCTAAAACTGATGCACAAGCTAAAGCTCAATCTGATGCGATAGCAAAAGCACAAGCTGAAGCACAGGCTAAATTAAAAGCTGATTCTGATGCTAAAACAGCCGCACATGAAAAAGCGGTTGCTGACGCGAAAGTCGCAGAAGATGCTAAAGCAGCAACAGCTAAAGCGGCAGCAGATGCTAAGACGGCAGCAATTCAAGCCGCTAAAGATGCAGCGGCAACAGCGGCAGCACAAAAAGCCGCTGAAACAAAAGCAACGGCTGATGCTAAGGCACAAGCAAATGCAGAAGCTAAAGCTAAAGCTACCGCAGATAAAGTCGCTAAAGCGCAAGCCGCAAAAGAAGCAGCGGATGCTAAAGCTACGGCAGATAAATCAGCGGCTGACGCGAAATTAGCTGCTGACAAAGCAATGGCAGATGCAAAAGCGGCAGAGAAAGCAAAAATTGCGGCTGATGCTAAAGCAGCGGCTGATGCTAAAGCGGCTGAAGCAAAAGCAATTGCAGATACTAAAGCGGCAGAAGCACAAGCCGCAAAAGATGCAGCTAAAGCTAAAGCTGATGCTGACGCGAAAGCTAAAGCTGATGAAAAAGCGGCAGCGGATAAAGCAGTAGCAGACGCGAAAATTAAATCTGATGCAGATGCAGTTGCTAAAGTACAAGCTGAAGCACTTGCTAAACAACAAGCTGAAGATTTAGCTAAATCTTTAGAAGCGGCAAAACAAACAACTGCTGATCTGGCGAACAAATACAATATCAATCAGATTTCATCAGATAATTTAACAGTTGAGAAAAATCCTAATCAAGCAACAGTGGAACAACAAGGTCCGTACACACAAGAACAGCAAAAGGCATTAGATGAACAAAAATCTAAAAATGCTAATGACATCATGGGGCCTGTTATTGAAGGAGCGCAACCATCCTCAACAGACATTGTATTAACTGCGCTTGAAAATAACAATCAATGGGATGTAACACAACAACAAGGCCCATATACTCCAGAACAGCAAAAGGCTATTGATGCTAAACAAACACAAGATGATGCCGCTGCTAAAGTACAAGCAGATAAATTAACCGCAGAAAATGAAAAAGCGCAAGCTGATGCCAAAAATAAAGCAGAAGCTGAAGCGGCAGCCACTAAAGCCGCTGCTGATGCTAAAGCTAAAGCGGATCAAGCAGCACAAGATGCAAAAGAAACAGCGGCAGCAAAAATTGCGGCTGATGCTAAAGCAGCGGCTGATGCTAAAGCTCAACAATTAGCTGAAGCTAAAGCTAAAGCAGAAACTGACAAAGCGGCTAAAGCGGCAGCAGACAAAGCCGCAGCAGAGGCAAAGGCGGAAGCTGCTAAGTCAGCAGCAGCGGCAAAAGTAGCGGCAGATAAAGCCGCATCGGATGCTAAAGCAGAGGCTAAAGCAAAGGCAGCAGCGGATGCTAAAGCAAAAGCGGAAGCAAAAGCTATAGCAGATAAAGCTGCATCAGACGCTAAAGCGGCAGCCGCGCAAGCCGCTAAAGAAAAAGCAGCGGCTGATGCAGAAGCAAAAAAACAAGCAGCAGCAGAGGCAAAGGCTAAAGCTGATGCCGCTAAAGCACAGGCAGCAGCCGCTAAAGCAGAAGCAGAAAAGGCAAAATTAGAAAAAGCACAAGCGGCTGCTATTGAAAAACAAAAGGCATTAGATGAGGCAGCTAAAGCAAATCCAACAATTGAAAATATTGCCGCTAAGTATGACATCCCTCTTAATGTTGTAAAAGTAGCGAAATTAATGGCAGAAAAAGGATGGAGTCCTGAAGATGCTACAGATTATATGGCGGCAAAAGATCCAAACCTTTTGTTTAATGAAAAATCACAAAATGCATTAAATAATCTTTATCCTTTGATGGATGTTTTTAAAACAACAGATTTACCTGCAAATAAAATCCCAACTATTAGTGAATTAGCCAAACACTATAATGTTAGTGAGAACGCGATTAAAGGCGCATTAAAATGGAATTCACCAGAGCGCGATGCAGAATTTAACGATTATATGGCAAAACATCCTGTTGATACACAACGTGAGTTTTATCATATCCCAGAATTAGCTAATGCAATGCGTATAAAAATTGGCAATATTATCAATACAGCCAAAGCCGAATCGGATGAGGCAAAAAGATTATCTGATGCATCTAAAGCCGCATCTGATGCTATTAATGGATTAGCTAATACTTCTGGATCTACAGGATCTACAGGATCTACGGGAGCGACAGGAACGACAGGTAGCACAACATCAAGCACCGTTGTACCAAATGAATCGGGTGGATTAACAAGCACCACACCAATTACGCAACCAACAACACAACCGCAAACAGTTGATGCAGTAAAACAAATAACACAGGCGGCTGATTTGTCTAAAAAAATTGTTGAAATAACAAAAGATACACCAAATCCTATTACGCCAGAAAAAGCAAAAGTAATGGCAGTTGAATTTATTACACTGCCAAAACCAAAAGATGTAAATTCTATTGGATTATTAGAAGCAATTGCAACTACTGCAAAATTCTTAGTTCCAGGTATTGGTTATCCAATTGAAAGTATTTGGGATTTAGCTCATGGTCAAGAGGTTACGCCTATTGGTGATTGGCTTGATAAACTTGTACACGAGGATTTATATAAAACAGTTGATTTCACAAAAGATTTACCAGATTTTATGAAAAACTGGGTAAACAGTGATACAACGCAAAAATCTGATATAGATTTAACCAATTCACTTAACTCTGGTCATATACTTGAGGTAAGTGCGCCTAAAGATCCTAACGCTGGTGGATCTAATGCAGTTGCAGTAATTCAAGTTCCAACAACTGATGCGGTTACTGAAAAATTTGCTAATGTTATTACAAATAACATAAACAATCCTGATGCAATTCAAAAATATGCTAAAGATAATAATCTTGGTGATACAGCATTGGCAAAAGCTGTTCAATTTGCAAAAGATAATGTAGCGGCAACAAATCAATTTAATCAAGCAGCTAAACAAGCTGAAATGAATGGATCATTACAAGAAGGCAAAATGATTGGTTCAGAGCTATTCCCAACAACCAATGCAAGTATTGATGCATTAGCAGAGGGTGTCGTTCCATTAAAACTTGGTATTCCATTAATCGCTGAAATTAAATCTTTGTTGAATGGTACAAACTACGATGATGCTGTGGCGCAAGAATATAACGATTACAATCACTGGGCAGCAGCAAATCCAATAACAGCTAAATTAATGCAAACACTTGGCGTGCTTGGTGCATCATCATTTACCGGTGGTTTAGGCCCGTATGACTCAATTAAAGTTAGCAATATCTGGAATCAAGATTTAGGAATTAACGGACGCTCAATTGCAGTTAATTTAAATGATCAAGGACCTATTACAGCTACCCCAATTGACTCTCAAGGTAATCCAACAGGTGAAACCATTACGCTTAATCGTGACAGTCTTCCAACCAATTTCTTTGATACAATAGGATCACATGTTGCCGATACTTATAATGATTTAATCGGATCTATTGAAGGTACCGTTGGTTCAATTGGTGACTTTTTAAGTGGTGGTGGTGATGAACAGTTACCAGATAATTTTGAAGGATCAATTGCGTATCCATATGTTCCGCCAAGTAGTGAAGGTGGTGTAAGCGACGCAAGTATATTTGATAGTATTTCAAAAGGTTTAGATAATTTATACGGTAGCGTATCATCTGCATTTGATACTTATAATCCACTACCAGCTAATGTTCACTACGATGCATCTGGTGCGCTTGTTAAAAACAATACTCTTGGTCAATACAATGTTCCAGGATACGATTCTAATGGATACCCACTGCAACCCGGACAATATCCTGATGGCACCTACGATTCATCAAGTGATTCGTCTTTATGGGGAAGTTTAGGTGGAATGTTTGATTTTGGTTCAGATGCAGGTGGTGGATCATCATGGTATGATGACTTAGGCGGTATGTTTGATTTTGGCTCATGGGGAGATTCTAGCAATCAGCCAATGATGAGTGATTTAGCAAAAGGTGGCGCGGTGAGCAAAGAAATTGACAGATTATATAAAAAATACGGTGGAGCAGTGTAATGGCAAATATTGAAGATTTAGCAGAAAACTATGGTGTCAACGACATCGACATGGAGGATAAACAGCCGACGATTCAAGATTTGGCATCAAATTATTCACTTAATCCAGACATGCAAAAACAATTGTTCGCTCAATATAGTGAAGCACGCAAAACTGCTGAGGCGCAACGTGCATTACTTCGTGATGCACTTGAGAAAAACTTAATCAATCAGCATCCTGAAGACAAGTCAGAGATGTACTTCAAGCTGGCAGCGGCTCTTGCCGCACCATCAACAACAAGAGGTTTTGGTGAGCCATTAATGAATGTTGCTAATGCGATGGCAGAAAGTCGTGCGTCAGAGCGTAAGCAACACAATGAGAACATTGCAAAGCAGTTGTCATCACGTCAAGCCATCGCAGAGCTGTATGGCGCAGACGAGAAAAGTTTAGGGTCGATGCTTGCGCGTTATAATGTTGCTCCAAAAAAATCTCAAGCTGAATTATTTGCAGATGCAATAGCAGGTGCATCGCCAGAAAAAGCGGCAAGAATGCGTGAATATTTAACAAGCACACGCAATCCACCACAACCATCATTAAAAGAAGTGATGGGGCCAAATGGACCACAATATGTTGAAGGTGCAAGCGCAATAGGACAAACTCCTTATCATCCAGAGCAACAAGAAACACCAATAGCGGTAACAAATCCAGAAACTGGTGTTGTAGAATATGTGACGAAATCACAAGCATTAGGAATGGGACCAGCGGCTAATGCAGCGGCAGAACAAAAACAAATTAAAGACGCTACAAAAGATATGCAGTTTGTTGAAGATTCTATTATCAAAAATAATGCATTAAAAGCGGATGTTGAGGCATTGTCAAAACATAAAGGCTTGTCTGGAATGACTGGATACAATGCGTTATTACCAACTGCACCAGAATCTGAAACGGCAAGTGCGCTTAATTTGTATGAAGGAATAAAAGGTAAAATAGGTGAGATTGCAAAAGCAAATGCGTCAGCTACTGGATCTATTGGCTCATTAACAGAAAGAGAATGGCCAATGCTTGAAAAACAATTTGCAGCTATTGATCCAAGAAAACTTGGTGAAAAAGGCACAAAGAATGAGTTGCGTAAACTTGCTGATAGAATGGTAATGTATAACAATAAATTATCTAGTCAATATCAGCGTGAACATGCACCAGTTATTGAAAAACATCCAGATCGTTTAATACCAAAAATTGATTATGCAAAACAACCAGAAAAAAGTAAAATTAAAATACCAAAACCTGGTGATGTTGAAGACAATCATGTATTTTTAGGCGGTGATCCTGCTGATGAGAAAAACTGGAGAGCGCAATAATGGCTAAGCCTTGGGAAAAATATCAAGTAGAAGAACCAAAAGCAGAATCAAAACCTTGGGAAAAAGATTGGGATGTTGATGAAAAAATCCCCAAATGGTCTGAAATTCCAATGCAATCTGCAATGCATGCTATTCCATCTGCTATTAACGTAATCAAATCAGGTTACGTTGATCCAGTATTGCATCCAATTGATACAGCACAAGCAATGCTAGATTTAGGCAATGCTGGCATGCAAAAATTTTTGCCACAAAAAGTCATTGATGTGATGTATAAGCTCAATCCAGAAACAGCTAAAAACCCTGAAAAGTTAAACGAAGCTATTAAGTATTATCATGATAGATGGGGTGGTGAGCGTGGAATCAAAAAAGGATTAGCAGAAGATCCTTTTGGCATGGCGGCTGATTTTGCTACGATTGTTCAGCCAACACGATTACTTGCAAAAGGTCGTGTGCCTGCTGGCGTTGAAACTTTACTCAATAGAGTAAGTGAACTTGATCCAACATCAACAGCATTAAAAGGTGCAGAAAAGATTTCTGAGTTAAATATTCCATCATCTATTATTGGAAATGTGACTGGGACTGGTAGCGATGTGATGCGTGAGCTTTATAAAGCTGGTCAAGTTGGTGGTGAAAAGCTAAAAACAGCCTACGAACACATGAGAGAACCTGAAGGACGTTTTCAAGAAGTCGTAACAGAAGCTAAAAATGCTGTAAACAATCTTGCACGAGCGCGTGGCGCACAATATGAAGCAGACATGGCAGGTGTGCGTGGAAACGTCACGCCAATCAATTACGATCCACTTAGATCTGATATACAGGACATTTTTAATAAATATAATTTCCGAGGTGAGCATAGTGGTGAGTTATCACGCGCAATGCAAGAAAAACTTCAAAATGAAATTGATTACTGGGGAGCAAAAGATCCAGATCCTTTTCATACACCAAGCGGTATTGATTTCTTAAAACGTCGCGTTGGTGAGATTGGTGAAAATGCAGAATTTGGAACTACACCAAAAGCAATTGCAGACGATGCATATCAAGCAGTTCGCCAACAAATTGTAAACCAAGAACCAGAATACGCTAATGCCATGAAACGCTACGCTGATTCATCAGATTTGCTACATGAATTAACTGGTACGTTTTCGCTTGGACCTAAAGCAAGAACGGATACATCGCTTAGAAAACTTCAACAAGCATTGCGCAATAATGCATATACTAATTATGGCTACAGAAGTCAGTTAATTGATGAGCTTGAAGATGCTGGCGCAAGAAATTTGCGTACTAAAGTAGCTGGTCAAGCAGCAGGATCTTGGATGCCAAGAGGTTTGCAAGGACTTAACACATCTGGTGCAGTTAGTAGCGCATTGACATACGCAAATCCTTACACGCTCCCTTTAACCTTAGGAATACAATCGCCACGCCTTATGGGTGAAGCGGCTATTAAAGCTGGTCAAGCATCCAATTATGTCAAAGGTGGATTAGATGCATATAAAGCGGCTTTAGATAAGGCAGGAATTGATCAGTTGTATGCAAACAATTACATGTATCAACTGCAAAAAGCACAAGACGCAACAGAGAATGTTGACGAAGAAGAATAAAAAAAGCCGCTGAAAAGCGGCTTCTTTATTTACAAATCACGCAACATCTTAGCAAGAATTGTTAATGCTTCTAATGCTTTCAAAATCTCCCATGCCATCATTTAATGCCATCCATTTGTTAAATGCCGCCTCTGGTGTAGTACCACAAGCAACTATTGAAAAATCGGTATAGCAAAACCATCGATTGCCTACCTTTTTAATTTTTGGTTTCATCTCTCTCGCCTGCTTAATACTAGATTGCTTACGCTGACAGGATCCATTGGATTATCAGCAAGCCATTTTAGCAATTCCATATACTCAGCGCATCGTTGTTTATTCATTGCTAAGATGGTTTCTTCGGGATGTTCTTTGGCACTCCATTGCTTCATTAAAAACCTTCTGTTTTGATTAAACGATCCAAATACCAATTTGCCTTGCGCAGATCCTCGATGCCATTTTTATCTTTGTATCGCCACAAATATTTGAACACATTGCCTCGCAGATAACCGATAAACTCTGCATGAGTAAGCATAGCTGCCATTGCGTCTATGCACTCCATTCCTGCTCCTTTATAATGCAATGGCGCATGTACTGAGTCGCCTGTGAATCCAAAATACATCTGTTTCTCTTGATTCGTCATAAAGTCATCCCCCATTTTGCTGGCATCAACGTATGTGTGCTTAAAAACAATTTTGACAATTTAGTGATTTCTGAAACCGGTAAATTTAATTCTTTTCGTTTAGCTTTCAAGTTGTAGCAATCTTTGCAAACGTCATGCGGTAAATTATCATTTTTTCGATTATACATAATTGTTTGATACGAATAAAACTCAAGATCATTGCGCGTTTCTAAACACTTTGTGCATTGTTTCATTTCTTCTCTCCACTAAGTGCATAAGGGTGGCAGGTTAAATTCCAGCGAGTAAAGTGAGTACCCATAGATTTAAGAACAAAGTCCTGTCTAACTGCCGCTGATTCGCATGATGTTTTGTCTGCAAATGTTGATGTGCTTTGTGTCACATTACCTTGTGAAATTAGAGTGCTAATTAAAATATAGGCTGTTGTACTAATCATTACCTGTACTCCCGAAGCCACCCCGATCAGTTTCTGAAGAAAACTCGTTAACTTCTTCAAACTCAACATGAATGATTGGAATAAACATCATTTGAGCAATACGATCTTGGGGATTAATTTTATAAACACCTGTTCCAGTATTCTTGATTGATACAAACAATTCTTTATTATAATCTGCATCTATTAATCCAACAGAATTGCCAAGTTTAATTCCATAGCTGTGACCAAGACCACTTCTAGGCAATATTAGCGCAGCAACTTCACCATCATAAATGTTAATTGCAAGTCCTGTTGGTATCAATACTGTTTCACTAAGATCCAAAGTCATTGCTTTATTGATGTTAGCTCTTAAATCTACTGCTGCACTTTTTTCTGTAGCATATTCTGGTATAACTGCTTTTTCGTCTAACTTCTTAATTTCAATTTTCATTTTGTTTCCTTCAATTTGAACTTGTTTTGTTGTTTGCCTATCGTTCCACATCCGCAATAATTCTTCAAACCAATCTTCATCGCAAACGTGGACATTTGACATGATGTCATTGAGTTGATCTTCATTTAATAAACCCATAATTTTCTTACCTTATTCATTTTGTTTCCTTTAGTGCAACGCTTTGCAATAAGCTATTATTGTGTTTGTGCGGATTGGTGTATTCAGTTCCGCTGTATTTACTTGCTGTTAAAAAATCGTTTTCAATTGGCTTATCAAGCGCGATGCTTTCCAAATCACCCACAATTGTTATAAGCTCGTCATGCAGATAATCTGGCATAAACTTTTCAATCATAAAAGCGTAAGCCTCTAATGCTGACAGCAGTTTTATGGTGCGGAGTGCTAGTTCTTTATTCATCTTTCAATCCTTTTAAATAATCAGCCGCTTCTGCATATAATTTATTACCTTCTGGTGATGATACCGACCATCCCATTGCCCAAGCATATAAAACTTTTTTAAGTAATGAAATTAGCTCTTGAATAACAACATCTTGTTCATTGAGCTTAGTGACGGCATCAATGTAAATAGTTTCTTTATTCATTTTCTACCTCAACCCCGTGTGCTTTTTCTATTGCTCTGACAAACTTAAAATATGGATTATTATCAATGTAACCATACTCGTTTAAAAATCCATAGGCGGAACAATCATCATCATCATCTTTAACGTGGTCAAGAGTGAATCCTGCATTGTATCCAATGTTAAAAATTTCATCATCACTCAAAGGTTCACGTTTTGGTGGTGCTAGGTCTAGTTCAGCTTGTATATCCCAGTACAAATCATAATGAGTTTCTTTTAATTCGCGCAGCGTATCTCGCACTCTTTTTAACAACTCTCTTTCTTTACTCATAACTCAACCTCCGATTCGTAAGTTGTTCCACAACCATTGCATATATGCCATTCACAGCCAGTAGGTGGGTTAGCATCGTAATGAAATAAATTAACTCCGCATTGACATTCAAATACTTCGCCATTGATTTTTAGGAAGTGTGACTCATTCATAACTAACCACACTTTGAGCTGGCGCAACATAAACACACTTGGCAATTATCCATAACAATCACCGCCTTTGTATTACACTCATTACATAAAGTTGCATTAGCAGGGTATCCAGTTTCTTCACTTCCCATTACTTCTTCACGCTTTGCTTTGATAAACTTTTCCATGTGTTCATCCACTTCAACTTTAATCACACCAATGCTTTTGAGATGCTGCTCGATAACTGTTCCTATCTCTGCCACCAGCGATGGCATATACACACCACCTTTTTTATAGTAACCACCTTTCGGGTCAAAGACATTCTTGAGTTCTTCAACAAGAAACGTACTGTCACCACCTTTTCTCCACACTGCGGACACCAATCTAGTCATTGCCAGAACCCATTGGAAATGATCCATGTTCTTACTGTTAATAAACATCTCGTAGGGATGACGCTCGTCACCGTTAAGCACCATGTCGTTAATTGTGATATACAAAGCGTGTTCGCTTTGTGGCGTTTTGATCTTGTAAGTCGTGCCGGTTAAATGCGGTGGTCGAGGAAAATTCTCGTGTATCATCTCAAATACCACTTTTTCATCTTCTTTATCAACTACTTTATAGCCAACAATTTTTTGATCTATCTTTAACATAAAGTCATCTCCCACCGTTTTGGCACAATCATGTGTGTTTTTAAAAAATTTCTAAAGTGCTGGTTTTTGCGTCTGCCAATACTTGGTTTTTTTACCTGTTCAACATCTATCTTTTTTAAATTTCGACACTGGCGTGCAAAGTCTTCTTTTTTATAAAACCAATAAGACATCCCACCAATATTTCTTCTGATCCTTTTTTCTTTGCGCATTTTTAATGACACATATCGATACTCAAGCTGGTTATCAATGCAGTAATCCATCACCGTTGTTTCGTCATCACCAAAATGGATAACGCGCAAATTGCTCAAACTCAAATTGTTTAGATTGCCATCGACATACTCGCAAGTATCGCCATCGTCGGGCCAATACCCATGCGACATGTAAATCGCAATTTTCCATGCTGGATAAGTGCAATTAATTTCACCTCTCCGAAATGAAATTGTTGCGTGCTTGTTTTTATTTGCAAACTTAGCTGGCGAATCAGATCCACCACGATAAAAATTTCCAGTTTTTGCACTGTATCTCACAATCTCTTTGATCTTGCACAGTTCTTTGTGATCCATCATCTACCCCACTTACTACGTCAAAAAATCTTAATCTTTCTGCTGCATTTAGCCTAGAAAGAGCCTTGTATAATTTTCTGGTTTCACCATTATGCTGGCGAATGAGTCGCTTGCAACGTACCTCAAATTGCTTTTGATTCAACTCATGCACCAATCCCAAGGTGAATACTTCACTTGTAAACTTGTCGCGCAAGAATGGCGACAGGTTGATAAATATCTGACTAATGTTCATCGTTGATGCTTCACAACATTAAAGATTGGTCGTTGGATCTTGCACTGATCGCATTCTCTATACCCACGACTTTGATAAATACGCCAATGTTCGTGTTTGCATTCGCTCTGCACTGGCGTTAATGCTTCAATCGGTTTTACTAATGGTATATCCATATTCCCGCCAAGATTAATCCCAAAACAAAGAAAATAAGTGCCGCTGCGTCATCAATTCCCATCAGCGTACTCCACCAGAAAACAGACGATCATAACCACAATGCCTGTCCAAAAAATCAATTCGCCCATTGTTCCTCCTCCTCTAATGCACGAAGCATTAATTTAAGTTGTTCAATCTCTTTGAGAATCTGAAGTTTAATCTTTTTCAGCTCCTTCTTGTTTTTTTGCGCCATTTGCAGGCGATTGTAAACTTCATCTTTTGTCATCTCGCCACCATATCCCCAGCAACATTGCGTTCCATTTCGTAAACACTGTAAATCTTTCCGTCATGGATGATAAATTCACCAATACTGGTTTTAATCACTTCATGGTAATGACGGTGCATAGTTGCCACAGCAACAAATCCAACCAAAACACCGGCTACAAATGATGCGATTAGGCACCAAATAATTGCGTTGTCTTTCATTCTACCACTCCCGTTGCGCTGTCATTGCAGACAGCCGTGATAATCCGAGTGGGACGTTTGCTCATTTGGTAAGCACCAACAGCAAACTGCCATTCCTGTTGCGCATTAGCACATGCCTGGCGGCTATCGTAGGGAATTACACTCGTAGTGTATTCAATACGTTCATGTGTGGTTGTACGTCCTTTTTTGTCGATGGTGGTATCGACTGTTAAAAATGATAAAGTTAGTAAAAGAGTTGCGCTCATCGTCTTATGCCTCAAATTGTGTTGTTTGTTGTAGTATTTCCAACTCAGCATAGATCTGTTTGCTGACTGTTTCAATAAACGCATCCTGTTCTTCCTTGTCTGGAATGGCATTAGCAATGAAACTTAAACCACGCACGATCTCCGTGCAAACCAGCGCAACATTGTGTGCTGGATCATTTGAATTAATTGCCTCAGCAATCATTTGTTGTACTGGGTTGATTTTCATCTCATTGCCTTCTTTAAAATTTTACGGAGCCTGGTGTTTTCTTCCATGGCTTTGGAATGCAGTTTTGCCATCGCTAAAAAAAGCGCAAGCATAACCAAATAGGCGACATCCGAGTCGTCTAGGAATTTTATAAATTCAATCATTTTGTTAACCTCAAAAAAGGCACCGCGTGTGCGGTGCGAGTAGGAGTATTCGTTAAATCAGATCACGCAATTTGTAATCTGAATGGAAATCATCAATGGTGGTAGCACCACGATAAATCTCAATAAAATTGTCGTCGATATGTTCTTCGACAATTTCAATAAGTCTTTTTGATGGTTTATTAACTGGATCACCATCTTCATCAAAGATGGCAATATTTTCAATGTCAATTTCTCTTTCATCCTCAGCTTCGTGATGAAATGTAGCTTCTCTAAAGCTACCAGTAATTAACACTTTGACCTCAGCGGTCAATTCATAATTGTCATGCGTGACAATTTGGAAGGTTATTGTTTCGTACATAACACACCTCCTAAAATTGAGCCACAACAACCCACCCCTTACGAGGTGTTTTGCGGCACACTAAGAATGCTGTGCCGATTTGGTCATCAAACTGCGAATTCCAGTCTGCGCAATCCTGCGCCTTTTTGTTTGCATCAGCGCGTTTAGAAGCAATGAAATCACTTCCACCGATTAAACCGGTGGAGATAAATTCCCCTTTAACGGCAATTGAGCCTAGGTGATTCCAACCACCCATGTTTGATACAGCTACTTTAAATTTTTTCATTTTTTTACTCCTAAAAAGTTGGGCGAACTGGGCGCATGTTTACGCCCAGTTTTTTATAATTAATAAGCGTAATCACAAGGATGAGGTATCCCAACGTATTGTTGACGAGTATCACAATCGTAAAAATAATCAGCATCGTCATCTTGTACAACTTCTGGAATGATTGCATCGTCGCTTGCTAAAAACGACACTACGCATCCAAAGTCAGATACCAATGCAAATTTGCGTTTTCCTTCTGGTAAAGAATAACCAGACATTTCTTCAAAACGTTTTGCAGCGTTTTGGTAATTTTTGTATCTGCGTGTTTCTGATCCGTCCACGTCTTTTGTTTTTACTGTGTACATTTTGTTTACTCCGGTAAGTTAATTATTTTTCGTCTTCGTTCCTCAGAACTGGACTATAGATTATCATACCTGTTCACGAAGTAAACATTAAAATGTTAATTTTTTACAATAAATTGTTCTATTTGTTCCTTAGCATGTAAAAAACCTTTACAAACAATGACTTGGTAGCCTACGCTTTCAAGATAAGCAATAATATTTTTTTGATCTGGACTGACAACACCGCCCTTGATGCGTTTCATTTCCACCCAAAGTTTCCATGCAGGAATAAACAAGTCTGGTATTCCTGCAACGGTTCCTTCTACTTTTAACGCAGCAGCCGCTGATTTGCTACGATGGCCGCCATTTGGAATTGAATGAATAAGAACGCCAGGGTATGTGCGTCTAACCCACTGTACAAGCAATGCTTGTTCGTGATGCTCGGATGGGATTTTTTCTTTAACAATAGTCATCAGAATGGCAACTCCTCAATGTAGTTAGGGCAATTGTCTTGCGTATTCACAAAATCCTCTGGCGGATTCATATTATATTTTGAGCAAAACATTGTTTTTTTAGTGTAAAAGTCACAGGTATGACAGCACTTTGGTGGTGGCAATGCCTTCAATCTTTTATATTCAACTAGAAAATCTGGTTCTTTATACATCCCAACTCCGATTTATTACGCGATAAAATTTACCATCTTTGGTGTACTCAATTAATGATGGTGGATTAGCTGCATTTAATACATTTGAAAAATCCATCACTTCATGACAACTATAAATGCTTTCACAATTGCTTTTATTAGCTATATGAAACAATAAATCATACGCTTTGCTTCCCGCATAACCTTCATGAGTTATACACAAATACTCTGTAACTGGTATATCAGATAAAGCACCGTAATAGGTCACAGCAAGCATATCTTTTCCAGATGCTTTAGATGTATGCTTTCGCCAATTCCAGCTTGTCACTTCCATTTCTGAGCCTTCAATACCCATAATGTCATCGTTTCTAAGTTTTAATGACAATGATGCTTCTTCTGGCTCTGGAAATTTATAGCCGCACGCTGGACAAACTTTAGTTGATATAGCAACTAATTCAGCACACTCATCGCATGCTTTAACTGGTGCCTCTCCTTTACCTTCTTCTTTTTTATTTGGCGGTTTTACATTTGTAATAGGTCCATGCGTTTCAACCACGCCAGCAAAATCTAGCACTAAACAATGATCTGTGTGTGACTTTGGACGCATACCACGTCCAGCCATCTGAACATAAAGACTAGCAGACATCGTTGGGCGAAGCATTGCAATCAAGTCAATATCTGGATAATCAAACCCGGTTGTCAACACATTGGCGTTAGTTAACGCTTTAATTTTACCAGATTTGTAATCAGCAATAATTCTATCGCGTTGCGCTTGTGGCGTTTTACCAGTAACGCATTCTGCTGTGATGCCTTTACTAATTAGCATATCTTTTACATGCTCGGCATGATCAATACCAGAACAAAAAAACAACCAGGCTTTTCTATCGCCAGCAAGCCTAATCACTTCACTCACAACGTCTTTATTTTTATCATCAGTATCAACAGCAGCTTGCAATTCTGACTCAATAAATTCACCACCACGCTTATGCACTTCACTGGTATCAAGTTTTGTTTTTGTCACTTTGGATTTTAAAGTGCATAAAAATCCTTTGCTGATTAAATACTCAATGGTGACTGGCATCAACATGTCATCAAACAACGCTGGCTTGTCTGTAATCAAACCGTGATTCAAACGATATGGCGTAGCAGTCAAACCGATTACGCGCAATTGTGGATTGATTACACTCAAATCTGATAATAAATTACGATAACCGCCCTCATTTTTATGCGACACCAAATGACACTCATCAATGATGACTAAATCAATATGTCCAAGTTGGTGCGCTTTATCTCGAACAGATTGAATGCCAGCAAATGTGATTGGTTCGCCAAGTTGTTTTTTTCTTAAACTTGATGAATAAATACCCAGTGGTGCATTTTGCCAATGCTCTCGCATTTTTTCAGCATTTTGTGCAATCAATTCTTTAACGTGCGTGAGCATTAACACTTTAGTTTCTGGCCATTGTTGAAGTGCATCTTTGCAAAGTGCGGCAACAATATGACTTTTTCCGGATCCTGTTGGTAGCACCATGCAAGGATTTCCTTTATGACCAGCATTAAACCAGTTGTACAGTTCATCTATAGATCGTTGTTGGTAATCTCTGAGTTTCATCCTACTATCTTCCCGTCAAATATATTTCTAAGATCAGCAATAAAAGTATCGTTACTAATGCACGCTTGTGGGTTTGCCACTATCTCTGATGACTTATAACCATTTTCACCATTGATCACGTCTACACCATCAATTACATAAACCGCATGATTGCCGTCTGGTGAATCTTTGCGTTGATAAGGTACAAGGTCTGGATGTAACACATGCGCGTCACAGCCAACTTGCTGAAATTCTACTGGTATAGCATCCGCGTCATGGCGTTCACATCGCCAAGTGCTGTCATCCATTGCAGTTGAATGCGCACAGGTTCGGCAGTTAACGTGTTTGGTTATTTTTGTTTTGTGGCAAAACTCATGCGCTGCACAAAATTTGCATTCGTACCAGCTCGGATCTGGACTAAGTGGTTCTGGCATGCGCTCTGACTTAACAATCCTGTGACCACGACTGATATATTTTTCAGCTATTTCTGGCACAAATTTAACTCGCTCTGTGTAAATACGATCATCGTTTTTACAGACAGCATAATAAAGCGCACGGTCAATACCAGATCCTTGCATATACACTTGCATTTGAATGTAGTGCATCTGCTTAGACTTTTCTACGCCATGTTTGACTAGATCATCAAACGATTTTAAAGAGTGTGTCTTGGCCTCTAAAATGTGTTTTTTGCTTGGTGCTTCTGGTACGCCAGAAAATATAATGCCATCAAGCGATCCAGATACATGACATCCAAAATCAACACGCGATTGATGCTCAGATGTATTGCCAATATGAATGCCAATAGATCTTAAATCTGACACAATGGTGACTTCCTCCAAGTGTCCGCGTCTAAACAATCTTAACAGTCTACCTTCAAATTCTTCTTGCACTGCCCATCTAAATGATAGCCACAGCCATCGGTCACAAGAATGACCAAGCATAGATCCGCCCATGTGTGGTCTTGGCTTTTCTTTTCTGTCTTGATGCGCTTTATCTACTAGCACGGATATAGAGTGATTTGATTCTGGAATTAACATAAATACTCCGAAGAAAAAGGGCGTGTGTTAAACGCCCTTATTTTGTTACTTACTTAGTTGCCCAAGGTGGTGGTGCTTTGCCATCTGCTGGTGATATTGATGTTGCCTTTGGCGCAAGTGCAATGCCATTGCCAGATGTTTTAAACCCATTTACGCTGTTTGATGCTTCATAATTGCCATTAGCTGGCGTGATTTTAATTTTGATAGACAATGTTCCACCAATTAATTGGTCGGTATCTGATACTTTAGATAAACCAATCGCACGCATGATTTCACCAAGTTGTTGGCGACCAATTTCTTCTGCTTGAGGATTTGGGTTTTTAATGTTAATCATGCCAAACACAATGCGTCCTTGATGTGTTGGGCCAACAATAGTGTATTTAACATTAATATACTGACCATTACCTGCTTTTGTTGTTTTAATTTCAGCACCAGAAATAGTTGCTGTGTACCAACCTTCTGGTACTAATTCATAACTATTAGTTGATACTGGTAAATCTTCTACGCTAAATGTTTGTTCTAAAAATGCCATGACTTATTCCTCAATTGTGATTTTATATGATGGTCTACCAGGTTTTGATGTAACAGCACCAAGTAAAACATTCGTTATTTCGGGTGAGCATCTTTTCCACGCTGTCATGTTAATAGCAGGTGTCCATCTAAATAAAGCCGATAGATGCTCAGATAATCCATTTTCTGCCGCAATTTCTTGTAGCATTTCTGAATTAACTTTTCTGTCAATTCGTCCAGTAACTTTGATAACAAAATTACCAATTTTTTTTGTTTCAACGCCTTCGAGCGTTTCCTGTATCTTCATCAAAGAAGATATTTGATCTTCAATGTATCGACGTTCTGAAATAACGTAATCTTCTTGAACTTTTAATTCTAACCAGCGGTTAGATAATTCGGTGATGTTCATTTTGCACCGCCAATTTCTTTGATGATTGCGCCTAAGTCTGGTTGCTCCCATGCTTGAAGTTTTCCAGATCTATCTTTTGCCATCCATAGTCCATCGCTATCACACATTAATGCGCGTTGCGCTACACCGTCAGCATCTTTTTCAACGCGAAGTGCCAAGACTAAATCAAAAAAGTATGGAAGCGTTTGTCCTAACTTAGCACCTGGCATTGATGGCGCGTACATCATTCGACCAGTTTCGTCTTGTGACTTTTCAACCTTGGCGGTCATTAAAACATTTTTACCTGGAAGATCACGAAATGCGCGAATCAATGCGGTCATCTGCGTAGCCATCTCGCCATAAGCAGCGCGACCATCTTTATTCACAGATTTTTCATGATTTAGAACGACTTCACCAATCTCAGATAAACTATCTAAGATAACGGAATCAAACTGACTGCCTTCTGGTGTTAACAACCAAGAATATATCTCAGTTATATCCGCCATGTTTGATACTTCAACGTAAGGTATGTTGCTGTCTTTAATTGACAATAAACCACCTTCCGCACTTATAATCACGGGATTTGGCATTGTCGTTGACAACGTAGTTTTGCCAACGCCAGCATGTCCGTACACTAAAACTTTAACGCCATTGCTATGAACATCAGACGTGTTTTTTAAATTAATAGCCATTGTTTTTCTCCTGTTCTGAGCTGGTTGGAGGAATTCCGGTTAGCTCTTGAGAAAAGATTTTAAACATTTTAATATTAAATGTCAACAATAAAATATTATTTATGATATTCTATTTCAAAAATTAACCACCAACAGGAATAAAAAAAATGATGAAGTTAGATGAAATAAGAGAATTATTAAAAGATCGCAGAGTATCTATGATTGCAGAAGCAACAGGCATTCATTTCAATACCATTAGAGAGATTAGAGATAATGAAAATGCTAATCCGACTTATAAAGTCATGACAAAATTAACTGATTACTTGGAAAGCAACAATGGCAGATCTAACTAATATTTTTAATGGGAGTTTTTATCCGCCAGTGGAATCGGTGCCAGAGTCGCCAGAGTCGCAATTAGTTAATGCGATGCGTGATGTTGGCATTGATCCACCATCTACTATTTATATGGATGGAAAGATTCATCGATTTAGAACAGGATCAAAAGGATCATCGGGTGCTGGAGATAAAACAGGATGGTACATTTGTTATGGCGATGGTACACCGGCAGGTAGGTTTGGTGATTGGCGAGCTGGTATTGAAATGTCATTTCGTGCAGACATTGGACGAAAGTTTACTGCCGCAGAAGAAATGGCGCATTCGCGCAGAATGTCTGAAGCTAAAGCAGCGCGTGACGCTGAACTTGCAAAACAACATGAAGTTACTGAGGATGTAGTATCAAAGATATGGTCAGATTGCACGCCCGCAAACAAAGAACATCCTTACTTAAAAAAGAAAGGCATCTGCGTTCATGGTGCAAGAGTCACTGGTGATGGACGGCTTGTTGTTCCATTGCTAAACAAAGATGGCACTTTATCAACGCTTCAATATATTTCAACAGACGGTGGTAAGCTCTATCATAAAGGTGGTGCAACTGGCGGAAAGTTTTGGTCAATTGGAAATGCGGAGAATCCTAAGACCATTTTTATTGCAGAAGGCTTTGCCACAGCCGCTACCATTCATGAAGCAACAGGCAGTATTTGCATCGTTGCCTACTCAGCATCAAACATTGTTCCGGTGACGGGTATCATGCGTGAAACCTATGGCGCAACACAGGACATTGTTATTGTTGCCGATAATGACTCATCTGGTGTTGGTATGCGCTACGCAGAGCAGGCATCAGCAAAACATGGCGCAAGAATAGTTTTGCCACCAGAGCTTGGTGATGCAAATGATTATGTTGCTAACGGTGGTGACTTGCTGAGTTTACTTATGCCACCAAAAGATAATTGGTTAATCCCTGCTGATGATTTAAGCACGCAACCTTCGCCAATCAAGTGGCTGATAAAAGGATGGCTACAGGAAGAAGCACTCATTATGATTCATGGACCATCTGGCGGTGGTAAAACATTTATGGTTCTTGATCAGTGCCTTCGCATTGCATCTGGCGGTGGTGAATGGATGGGACATAAAGTTAAGCCTGGATCAGTTGGCTACTTTGCCGGTGAAGGTCATCATGGTTTGCGTGGTCGAATAGCTGCGTGGAAGCAAAAGAATAATATTGGCAAACTTAATATGTGGGTATCAAAGTCGGGGTGCGATCTTAATACACCGGCAGGTTATCAGCGTGTGCGTGAAGCGTTATTAAGTCTTGATGAAAGACCAAGCCTAATTGTTTTTGATACCTTGCATCGTTTTTTGCTTGGTGATGAGAACTCAGCACAAGACACAAAAAGCATGCTAGATGCGTGCGCTGGTTTAATGATTGAGTTTGGATGTACCGTTATCTTAGTGCATCACACAGGTGTGTCTGCTGAAACGCAACACAGAGCGCGTGGATCGTCAGCGTGGCGTGGCGCACTCGATATTGAAATTAGTGTTTCGCCTGGTGATGAAAATAAACCAATGCAAATATCACAAAAGAAATCAAAGGATGCTGAGTTAACATTAGATGTTTATGCAACGCTTGAAAAGATTGCTATCACTGGATGGATTGATGAGGATGGCGACCAAGTTTACAGTGCCGTGTTGTCACCTGCTGATGTACCAGTTGCGGTTAAAAAAGATTCAAAGTTAGATACGCACAGAAAGCTATTTGAGAAGGTGTGGTTTGCAACTGGCACAGAAATCAGAGAGGAGATGCCGTATATTAGTCGATCAGCATTCTTGGCAAAACTTGATGCAGACGGTTGGGCAAAGCGCACAGCAGAGAATGCTTTAAAACCATCTACAACAAATGGCTTTGTAAATCTGATGGAAGGTGGTGACGTGATAAAACCATTTGAGCATGGCTGGATTATGATTGATCAAGTTAATGCATCAGCACTCATTATGATGAAAAATGAGAAATAATGGAACGCCCAAAACGCCCTAGGGCGGTATTTTAATTAGGGCGGGCGTTTTGACAAAAACAGCATAAATAACGCCCGCCCACGCCCTACTTTCTTTAGAAGTAGGGCGGTAGGGCGTTTATGTTGTGCGAACTTTTAAGCGTAATAATTTTTTTTAAATGATGTATAATGTGTACAGGTTGTGATAAACCTAATTTAGTGAAAAGTTAAACAAAACCGAATTCAAGTTAGAGCCGCAACTTTTCACGGCAATTATCACCTAACAAAGAAGACGGTTTTTTTTATGGGTAAAAATATGAATGAAGATATTGAACGTCGTGATTATTTTGCGGCACATGCAATGCAAGGAATTTTATCTGGAAGATCTAATGTGGCGTTTGAAAGCATTTCTGGACTTGCGTATTACATTGCAGATAGTATGATGATCGAAAGAATTTCAGAAAAATATTTAGACAACGAAGATTAAATATACAAGCACATCACAGTAAATTTCCTTAACCTTGGCGATTTATCAATGACTGTGGTGTGCTTGGTTTTGATAGTTAAGTTCCAGCTTACAGCGTTATTGCAACGTGATATGTGTAAGCACTATCAATAATCAACTTTACGAAGAATTGACAACCTTGGCTGGCAAGAATCCAAACGTGAACCAGAATAAAGGATTGGCGATGTTGGAATCGACTAATCGGGTTGGCTCAAGACGCAAGTAGAGTACGGTGTACAACGTATCGAAATGTATAAGTAAGAGAGTTGATTATTGATAGTACGCGCACAGCGCACCTGTAATGGCCAGACGCTCGGAAATAGGAGACTTGGGATTGGCTGAAAGTACGCCAACGAATACTGAGATTACTATCAATCAAAAACACGGCCATTACTCATTGCAGTTTATGACGTGGTGGTTTTTGCTATCACTAAACGCATTTAGGTGTTAGTGTTTTTAGTGATAGCGTGATGGCTATCGTGTTCATGTTTTAGTTTTCATTTCAATCGCGCTGGGCGGAGAGCAGTCAATTACCCAGCGCGATGCCTAGCTATCACTAAAAGCATTGCTTGTAGCGTACCGCAATTCGCAACCTTGCAGCCTTTAAAGTGGATAAGTCGCACTAGCTACGCGATCCACACGGGTTACGGCTACTGGTAACGGTAGTCTACTAATGACATAGGGAAGAATGTAACTGATTGTCATGGGGTAGTAAACAGTGCTTTTAGTGATAGTAATATATTTTTTTCATAAGGATTTACATGGATTTTGAAAAGAAACTCAAGCGCAAAGATCGACGCGCACAAAAGTTTGTACAAGAAGTAACAACAACACCAAAGAAATCCCAGTTGCGTGCATTAAACAAAGCACAGCAACAATACATCAATGCAATTCGTGCAAACGTTATCACTTTTGCTGTCGGTCCGGCAGGAACGGGAAAGACGTACATAGCCGCGTCTTACGCAGCCGAGTTACTCGAAGAAAAGCTCATTGATAGCGTGATACTGACGCGACCAAACGTCGAAGCATCAAGCAAAGGTTTTGGTTTTTTGCCTGGCGATCTTGGTGAAAAGTTTGCACCGTACATGGAGCCGCTTTTAAGCGTTTTGGAGGAGCGTTTGGGAAAATCCTATACTGACCTATTGGTTAAGCGCGGACAGATCAAATTAAAGCCATTAGAGTTCATGCGTGGTAGTACATTTAAGAACAGTCTGTGTATTTTAGATGAAGCGCAAAATACTACGCCATCGCAAATGAAATTATTTTTAAGTCGGATTGGTGATGACTGCAAAGTAATCATTGATGGTGACATTGCGCAGACCGACATTCGAGGTTTGTCTGGTCTTGCTGATGCAGTTGATCGGCTTTATGATGTGGATAAGATTGGTATCGTCGAGTTTGGTATTGACGATATTGTTAGATCAGAGATGTGTAAAGAAATTATTCTCCGTTACCGTTAAGGAGGTAGCAGTGGCTTACAGTGAAAAAGATTGGCAATTGGTGCAAAGTTATTATGAGGCTGGATTATCACTAGCTGAGATAGTCGAGCGTGAAAATGTAAGCATTAAATCACGATCACAGATAAGCAAGCGTGCTGCAAAATACAATTGGATTAAGTCTGAAGAAAAGAAACAGCTTGTAATAAAAGAAACAGCCGCAAAACAATCACTTAGCGAAATAAAGAAACAGAAGGATACATTAAAAGAAACAGACATCATTGTTCATAATGATTTGGTTAACGAAAGACTCAGTCATTTAGAGTTCTTTAAAAAATCTACGATGAAAAATCTTTCAACAATGATGCGCAAGATTGATGAAACGATCACTATTCAAGAGCATACGCAGGCGCAGAATGCTTTGCAAAAAGGAAAGGAAACGATCCTTGGCAAAGATATTGATACCGCCATTCAGATCAACAACACGCAACAAACGGCTGGCGACTTCAAAGGCTTGAGCGATGATGAGCTGGATACCATGCACTCATTGCTTCAAAAGGCGAGTGCGTGACACTGCTCGAAAAGGTGAAGGCTGAGAAGGCGCGACGCGCTGCGTCGGCATCTTTATACGAATTTGTTAAGCAGTCATGGCATGTTGTAGAGCCTGGTGTTCCGTTCATGGAGTCATGGCACATCGAAGAAATATGCGAGCATCTTGAAGCAGTCAGTGCTGGCGAGATACATCGACTGCTAATCAACATTCCTCCGCGTCACTCTAAGTCAACCATTGTGTCAGTGATGTGGCCTGCATGGGAGTGGATCACTGATCCTGCTCAGAAGTTTTTGTGCGCGTCTTATTCTGGCACGCTGTCAACACGCGACAACTTGAAGACAAGAAGACTGTTGCAGTCACCCTGGTATCAAGAAAGATGGGGTCACATGTTTAAGTTTGCTGGCGATCAGAACGCCAAGCAACGCTTTGAAAACGACAAGACCGGCTATCGACTCGCAACGTCTGTTGGTGGTACGGCTACAGGGGAAGGTGGTTCGCGGTTGATACTGGATGATCCTCATGGCGCACAGGCGGCTCAGTCTGAAGCGATGCGCGAGTCTGACCTCGAATGGTTCGACATGGTGTGGTCAACACGTCTTAATAACCCAAAAACCGATGCGATGGTGACGGTTATGCAACGTCTGCACGAGCGTGACATCAGCGGTCATATCTTAAATGACATCAAAGGGTGGGAGCATATCTGTATTCCTGCTGAGTACGATGGCAAGCGACGCAAGACCATCCTTGGCGAATATGATCCACGCACAAAGAAAGGGGACTTGATTTGTCCTGATCGGTTTGGCGT